AGTTAGGTGAGATTGGCACACGAAAAGGCGACCTTCATAGGCACTATCAACCGTCAGTTTGACGATTCGTTTGGAGCAGCGAGCGGTAAGATAGGAGATACCCTTCGCATTCGGTATCCGTCGCAATACTCCCGTCGCCAAGGTTCGCGGGTCATGGACGTGCAGGATAGCGTCCAACAGTCCACTTCCCTGGTTGTTGCAACCCAAGATGGCGTTGACATGCGGTTTAATAGCCGCGAGCTGGCATTAGACCTGGGCGAGTTCAGCCAACTGCACCTTGTACCTGCGATGGCCTCTCTGATCTCGAACATTGATGCTGACGTTCTGATCGGGTGCACCAAAGCCACGTATAACCAAGCCGGTATTCAAAACTCTGCAATTTCGAGTTTGACAGTCCCCGGAGCTGGTAGGACACGGCTGAATCAGAACTTGGCTCCCAAAGGGGATCGTCGGCTTCAGGTTGATTCGGGCACGATGGCGAGCATCGTTAATGGGGTTGCTGCGTACTTCAATCCCTCTGGTGCAATTTCCGAGCAATACCGCGAAGGTTTGGTAGCTCGTACAGCGATGGCCGACTACTATGAGAATGAACGCCTGTGGGTGATGCCAAGTCATACGTCTTCGGCTACCAACTCCAGTGCGATGCTGGCTGGGTTTATCAGCACCCTTGGGCAGACCGCAATCACGGTTAGTACGAGTCTTCAGTGGGGTGTAACAAATTCCAGTCAAATGGTTGGTCACACGTTCTCAATCACTGGTATTTTTGACGTTCACCCGGAGACGAAACAGCAGTATGGAACGTTGAAGCAATTTGTAATCACTTCGCAAGGAGGAGATGCTTCGACGTGGAACATCCAGCCGCCGCTGTATATGTCGGGACCGCGCCAGAATTTCGGCAGCGTCTATACCGCCACTTCGCTTGCGGCATCGAGCTTGACTATTAGCATGTCGCATCCTCCGGTGTCTACTTACGCCCTTGGCCTGATGTACCACAAGGACGCTTTCACGTTCGCAACAGCAGAACTGCCATTGATGGGTTCGTCAGAGAAATGCGTTCGCAAGATGTATGACGGCCTGAGTCTGAGGGTGTGGCAAGACTCCGATATTCGGAACGATGAACTGCTGACCCGGATTGACATTCTGTACGGGTATGCAGCCATCAGACCGGCTTGGGCATGCCGTCTCATTGGGACTGCTGCTACCTAAGGAGAGCTGGCATGACTCAGCCAACTGAGTACGAAAACGTCACTCATAACTCGCCTGAAGGGGCGATCTTCGGCAGAACCTCCACTGACAGGGTTGGATTCTGGGGGGTTTTGCCGGTAGCTCGTCCAGTCACGGCAAGTACAAATGACGTAAGCACTACAACGTTTACTTCTACCAGCTCTGCTGCCGTCGCCGTTACAACGTGGGGATATGCCAGTCGGGCCGAGATCGACAACGTGATTGCTGCTGTCAGTACGATGCAGCTAACCATGAAGGCCCTCGGTCTGGTTGCTTCTGGAGTGGACACCACGATTACGACGACTAATGAAACGTTTGAAATGCTCGATTACGGGAGTCCAGATGGAGCGCAGATGGGTAAAGCTTCAACGGAGGCAATTGGCTTCTATGGTGCAACTCCAGTCATTCGTAGTTCTTTAATAACTAACAACATCAGTACGACGACAACTGTGTCGGCAAGTACTGTTGGGGCGACTGGAACGCCGTGGGGCTGGATGACAAGCACGGAGATTGGGACGTTTAACACTGCTGTTAGCACGATGCAAAGGGCCTTGAAACAACTTGGCCTGATGGTCTAAGGAGATAACATGGCCCAACCAGCAGAGCTTGAAAGTCCAGGCTACAACGCAACTGAAGGCGTCTTGTTTGGTAAGTCTTCCACCAAGAGGATTTCTTTCTATGGTGCAACGCCTGTGGCTCGTACCATAACGGCTAGTACTAACCATGTGAGTTCTACAACGAGTATTTCTATCAGTACGCACGGCATTGCCGTTGAGATATGGGGTTTTAACACCCAACAGGAGATCATCAACATAAACACCGCTGTCAGCACCATGCAGTTGGCAATGAAGCAACTGGGAATTATCACTTAAAAGAGGTAGTTGAACCCGCCCTCCCCCTAGCCACCCCCGCTAGGGGGAGTCTTTTTATTTAAGGAGAACCATGCCTAAAGTTTCTATCTGTTCCCAAGTCTATAACCACAGTCAATATCTGCCAGCGATGGTCAAATCTGTCGTAGATCAGACATTCAAAGATTGGGAGCTGGTTATCGTTGACGATGGCTCTACAGAGAATATCAAAGCTGTTGTGGACGTTTTCAACGATAGCCGCATCAAACTCATTCGGTTTGAGAAGAACGGCGGTAATCCGCTTGGAATCAACCACGCCATGAGAGAGGCCACTGGGGAATATGTCGGTCTCTTGGCGGCTGACGAGATCATTGTTCCAGACAAACTGGCTGTTCAGGTCGAGTACATGGATTCCCACAAGGGCGTTGATTGCATTTGGGGGCTTCCGGGGAAATTCGACAAAGGCACTGGTCTAAGACCCTTGTGGGAGCAATCCATGCTCCGGGCTCACAACAGGTCAAATGAGGCTTGGCTGAAAACCCTCCTCAATCTGGAGAACGTCCCGATTGGCGGCGCGAGTCTTCTGATGAAAATGAGCGTGATGAGGGACTGCGGGTATCTGGATGAAAAGTGCAAGATTTTCGGTGAGCACAGCCTTTTCTGCAATTTCTTCGATAAGGGTTATACCGGGGTCATTCTTCCCTACAGGTGGGCAGATGAAAATGAAGCCAATGCGGCCACGTCGGTAAGGGCGACCAATGGCGAGAAGGCAGCGGAAGAATTGGCCCACGTAAGGGCCAAATATAAGCTCAAGATTCCCCCTGTAACGGGGAAGGTCTCAATAGGCATTCCCTGTTTCAATCACGCCAAGTACCTGAAACATTCGGTCGGTGCAGTCCTGGCACAAACGCATCAGGATTGGGAATTGATGATCCTAAACGATGGGGGTACAGATAATTTCACCGATGTTGTTCAGCAATTCAAAGACCCTAGAATCAAGATCATGGCGTTTCCAGAGAATATGGGCGTATGGGAAGCGCAGAACCAGATGGCTTTCAGGGCGACCGGGGCATTTTACGTTCCCCTTGCGGCAGATGACGTAATTGAGCCTACTTTCCTTGAGAGGTGTCTTGCCGAGTATGCGCAAACTCCATGGGTGGAATTGGTAGCGACCCACACGGATTTCATCAAGGAAGATGGCAGCCCTTTCAATGATGCGTCCAATATCATGACGCATATTCAAAAGCCCACGAATCATTCGAGGGAGGAATTCTTGGCAGCTTTGTATCCTGGCAACCAGTATTTTGGAGCCGGGATGTATCGCACCAAGGCCATTTCGGACGTTGGGGGGTGGGAGAAACAGTATAAGGTCATTGCCGATTATCAGATGTACCTGAAGATGCTACAGCGGGAGACGATCAAGATTATCGAGGAGCCTCTTACCCATACAAGGGTAGATGGGAAAAATGCTTCCCTTTTGAACAAGGACAAAGCCGCAGAGTTGCCTTATCTGTACCACGCGGCCAGAAAACCGTATTTCCGGCAGTTAATGAGGGTTGTGATCGCAACCCCATTTTATGAACTCAAGGGCTTCAGTCCATACATTCAATCCTTGCAAGCAACTATCAGATTGCTGATGTTGCATGGCATTGATTGGCGGTTCATGGAACTATCCGGGGATTCCTACGTTCACCGGGCACGCAATACGATGTGCCATCACTTCCTCGAAGATCCAGACGCTACGGATTTGTTCTTCATCGATTCGGACATGTCCTGGAATCCTGAAGCATTTGTAAAGATGTGCATGCTTCCAGAGGGCGTTGTTGGTGGCGCTTACCCCGTAAAGAATTGCTGGGAGGCATGGACTTCAATCCCACATTGGCAGGCGGAAAACGGGCAGAACGTCTTGAAGGGCAGGGACTTGGGCGATGGTTCGGCCTTGATTGAAGCTCTTGTAGTCGCTGGCGGGTTTATCAGGATCAAGAGGCAAGTCCTTGAAGAATTCAGAAAGCGTTATCCTGACTTGTGGTATCGGGAAGGCAGTTCGGCTCCAGACAAGCCGGAACTGAGGTTTACGCAGTTCTTCGGTGCTGAATCCATTGAGCATCAGTTTTATGGGGAAGATCATATGTTCTCCAGAAAGCTTAGGGAGATGGGCGTCAAGATGTACATCTACCCGAATGTGGATATCACCCATTGGGGATACAAAGAATTCCCTGGGAACTATGACAAGTTCCTTAGAAAACAGGCTTTGGAGATGGGGCCTCCAGAAATTAAAGCACCAGAAGATAAAGCGCATCCAATTAAGGTGGAACAGAAGTTGGCGTAAAGGAGTAAGTAATGGCCGCAGTGAGCACGATGATTCTGCGCTCGATGCGAATGATCGGCGAGAAGACTCGCGGGGCCACGCTCGATGCCAATGAGCAGGTCGAATGCCTTGACGAACTTAATACCTTCGTTGAGTCTCTGAACAACGAAAAACTGATGTGCTACTCGGTGACGCAGGATAGCCATCTGCTGACGGTTTCCACCGCGAGCTACACCATAGGCTCAGGGGCGACGATAAATACTGCAAGGCCCACAAAGCTAGTAGACCCGTGCTGGATCAGGGACTCCAACAGCAACGACTTCCCGCTAAAAATCATCAGCCTTACTCAGTATGGCCTGCTGGTGGACAAAAGCTCTGGCGCGAGCGTGCCAACGCACGTCTATTACGACGCTGGCTATAGCGCAACTTCGACGGCGACGATTACGGTATATCCGCCGCCATCTGTCGGGCTTACGATGTACATACACTCATGGAAGCAGATGCAGAACTTTTCCACACTCTCGCAGACGGTGTTATTTCCTCCTGGCTATAAATTGATGTTCGAGTCTAATTTCGCCATCCATTTGGCGGCTGGCTTCAGGCCGGTATCGGCGGAAGTGGCGAAGATCGCAAAGGAATCCAAGGCTGCGATCAAGGCGCTTAACGTGCCGGATATGGTGATGAGCCTTGATTCTGGAAGCCGCATTGGAGTGTCCATAGATCATGGAATTTACATCGACGGTTCGTACATAGAATAGAAATGGCGAAGCCCATTCCATTCATCGGTGCGCCGGGACAAAGGGCGACCAGCACAACGGATCAGCGATTCGTCAATGTGCTTTTTGAAGTGGAGAAAGAGGCTTCTCCTGGTTCCTATCCAGTGAACTGCATCAAGAGGCCTGGACTTTCCACGAGCACGAGGCCCACTGGTGGAACGGCTGTGGGGCGTGGTATTTATTATTGGGCTGGAACGGGAAATATCTACAGTGTCTTCGACGGTGATATTTATTCCAACGGCACGAAGATGACTTCGACCGCTGCTCTTTCTACGTCTACCGTAGCTGGCAGGGTGTGGTTTGCGGAAACGCATCAGGACACTGGACAACGAAAACTGCTGATCTGTGATGGTGAGGACAATTACGAGGTTACATCCACAAACGCCATAACGCAGATAGACCAGGTGGATGATGGACAGTATCCAACGTCCAATCTAGGGCCTGCCGTATTCATGGACGGGTATCTATTCCAGGCGCAGTCCAATGGGAAAATCTGGAACACGGACATCAATACCACGTCGAGCTGGACAGCGACCAGTTTTCTGACTGCGGATACGTTCGGTGGAGACCTTGAGGCGATTCATATCCAGAAAGACCAGATCATCGCCTTCACCAAGAACAGAGTCGAGTTTTACTTCAACAATGGGAACCCTACCGGCTCGCCTCTTTTGAGGATTGACCAGAATACTCTTGGCTTCGGTATAGCCAGCAAAGCCAGCTTGGCATGGTCGGGGGAAACTGCCTGTTTCGTGTCGGAGAACGCCGCTAATGGAGATGGGGGCCGCAGTGTCTATGTCATAGCTTCTCTTGGCAAGGTGAAGGAAATTTCCAATCCAAGCCTCAACAGGCTATTGACGGCGGAAGGCTTGAGCATTTCGAGTTGCAGCGCATGGATGGAGCGCGTAGCAGGACAGATGGTCTACTGTTTGAACCTTGCGAGCGCCAATAGGTCATTCGTCTACAGCGTGGATAGCGGGATGTGGAAGGAATGGGCGAACACCGTGAGCAGCAGGTTCAACGGTATTTCCGCCACCTCGAAGAATGGCGTGGTGTATGTGCAGGACGTTTCCAGCGGTTACATCCACACGATTTCGCCGGATGTCTATCAGGACGCAGGGACGAACTTCACGGTGCTGCT